TTGAGTAATGTCCGTCATTTTCTAATGTATAGTTGTATTCTTCGTAACAATCACTAGTAGGTGCGTAGTTTGAATTTGTTATAGCAACGGATGCGTTTGATCCATCCGTAACTTGCCGTGCAATCTCTTTAGCTACCGCATTGGTTGCTCGGTCTTCGTCCGCTGCTTCTATGTTGTCAACACCGTCTGGTATACTTATCGTAGCGTATCCCAGTACAGTGTTGTTCTGATCTTTAACAGTCAATACAAAGTCTGTACTGTAATTAAGCGCAGAAGTCACGTTTACGTGGGACACTTTCTGTATACTACCTTCGTCAGTATTTGTAAGTAATTCTGTATTTACATTACGGTCTACTACAAAGGTGGTATCGTTTATAGTCTCCATCACTAAGTCTGTACTAGATAAGTAGTCACTTAAGTCACCGTCTGTCGTCTTAGAAACACCATCTACATACCCATGTACTTCGCCAGTGTCTGTCACTATTAGCTTGAACTCTTTTTCGCGTCTGTAGTAACTATGGTGTACAGTCTCTTTATCTGTATTTAATAAAAAACCGCCCCAAGATAAACTGGGACGGCGGGTTAATTTGGCTACTGGATCACTACGCATGTTTAGTTGTAAACCTGCTTGACCTCTAGCTCTGTTACGGGGCGCTAATGTGCTTACTCCGTGTATGGGTGTTGGATAACTATCTTCTACTCTAGCCATTTTGATTACTCCCAACGAATCCTATTGTATTACTATTATGTAATGCGTAAGGTCGTACACCTATACGTGCTCGTACTACTCTATGGTTATCAAAGATGTTGTATTGACCTTGCTCTAAATCGTCCTTCTTCATATCTAGACGTGCGTTAACTGCCTCCTCACGGAATGCGGCTACTTTTGCACCATCTTCTAATTCATCTCGTACGAACTGCGCTGCTGAAAAGTATGCAACGTATAGTTGTAATGATACAGGCATCTCGTCCCACGGTGTAATGTACTGTACACGTATGGCCATCTGACTGTCTTTAAAAGTGTATGATTGATCTAGCTTATTGTATAACCTACCACCACGGTTAACTAGGTACTTGTTCTCTAATACAATCTTAGATATAACATCTGCTACTAGTATAAAGCCATCTGGCTGTGGGTGGAAAACTACTTGATAATCTATATTGAACCACCAACCTGTTAGCTGTGCTTGCTTACGAATACGGTTTAACGTAGTACGTGCATTCACTGAGTCGGGGTGGTCTGTGTCTAAACTATTTACAGGAGAGCTACCGATAGCCCTCAGTAAAAGATTTAGTGCTTCTAGTTCGTCCATGGGACTCTCCTTTTAATGTATAACTGTGGTTATATCTATGAAGGGCACTCGTTAGAGTACCCTTGAACATATAACTATTACGCTGATTTACCAAACGCAAGTGTAGATGTTAAGTCTGCGCGGAAGATTGCGCCTGCCATCTCTGCACGATTTGGTGTTACACCAAACGACAAGTAGCTATCTACGAACCATTGGAATTCTTGATCTACGTAGTAGACTTTAGAAACTAATGGGATTGTCTCACCTGCTAACAATGCTTTAGGCATTAATAGTACAGCAACACAGTTGAAGTCTACGCCTGAAATATCGTAAGCGTTGTTGTTGCCGCCATTAGATAAGTAGTGTAGCTGATCAATCTGACCTGCTTTAGGGAAACGGTTAGTAGTCTGGATGCGAACACCGTTAGACTTAAGTACCATACCACTTGCGTAGTCACCGTTCATTGCTGAGAAGTCTGCGTTCAGTAACTTGTCGTTCTTTAATAGAACGTAGTACTGAGATGGACGTAGTAAGATTACTGCTTCCATGATGTCTACATCTTTCTCTTCGATGCCTTGGCATAGATCTTGGATTGCAAGCTCTAGTGCAACTGGGTCTAGTTCGTCTAGATCAGTACCTAGTTGTACAGTTGTCGCGCCTTGGAAACCTTCTGGTGCAGTACGAATAACTGTAGATGCAGGAGTAGGAGCGCCTGTACCTGCGATAATTACATCTTCCCAACCGCCAACATCATCATAGCCATCTACAACATCTGTAGCTGGGTTTGATTTGGTTGGTACACGGTTAGTTACCTGTGATGCTTTAATGCCTTGTACTAAGAAAGATTCATCGAAGAACTTACCGATCTCACGACCGTGTTCTACGCCTACTTCTTTACGTACGTCAATGCTAGATTGGAACTCTTCTAGTAAGAAAGAGTTAGTACGTGCTAGTACGATGGTATCAACTTTAACGCTGATGTTGTCGAACGTAACAGAGTTGTCATGTGGGCGTTCTCCACGGGTGACTTTCTGTAATGCACTAAAGCCCATACGGTCATTAGTTAATGTATCAGTACCACGAATGGATTTGAACTGGAAGAACTGGCGCATAAATGATGCTTTCAAGAATCGCTTCTCTACTTCACCACCATACTGCTCTTGGTACAATGGGTTGATGTTGCCAGTGTTAATACCAGACTGGTGGCCTGGACGTGTTTGTGCGTTTGCTACTGTTTGATTAAGAATAGTCATTCTTTTATTTTCTCTCTATAGAGTTGAGTTTTAAATTCCGCGTTTTGCAGAGCGTGTACGACGTGCGTCTAGTGCTTTCATTTCCATTGATTGGCCGTATTGGTGGCCCTTAGAGATTAATGCGTCTAGTTGTTCGTTGTATTCTTGTCGAGTTAAGTCTCCACCTTTTGGTGCGTTTGGTACGTTGTCACCTTCAACGCCAACCATCTCTTGTGAATAATCACCTGATTGTTGGAATGCACTAACAAGCTCTTGTACTGCAAGTTTTGCAACAAAGCCACCTTGAGAGATTGCTTCATTTAGTTCTTTACGTTGGTCGTTCGGGATGTTCTCTTTAGCCCAACCTGCAAGTTCTCCGAAGGTCTTCTCGCCAGTCTGTTCTGTGACTCCTTTGAACGCTTCTTGTACTTGGTTAAACACTGACGTGTCTGCTGCTGTATTCTTTTCTACACTAGCTTCGTGTAGCTTAGACATTTGGCCTGATAACAGTGATGCCATACCTTCACCATGCTTCGCTGATAACGCTGCATAGATTTCTGGTGTACAGTTGCCGCCATTAGCTGCTACTGCATCACGTGCTTGTGCAGGATCAATACCTGCGTCTGCCATCATCGTACCAACTTGCTTAGTAGCTGTATCAGAATAGTTTAGAGAAGGTACTGGTTTAACTTCTTTCTCGACCTTGGGCTCTACTGTGGGTGAGGGAGCCGGTTCTTTTACTGGTTCTACTGCTGGTGTTGCTTCTACTGGTGATCCGCCTTCTGCTGGCGCTTCTGCCATGTAGAATTTAGCCATGTTCATAAATTTCATCGTTGTTGTCCTTGTCCTGCTGTTTGTCCTTGAGATACGGCTTGAGCTTCCATACCCTGCGTCTGTGCGTTACGTTTCTGCGCTTCTGCTTGTTCTTTCTTAACAACGTCTTCATCCTTCAAGAATTTCTTAAAGTCTACGCCATGTCCTGCACCTAGTGTAGAGATTAACTCACCAAAGTCTAGTCGTGCTGCAACTTGATCAGGTACTTCTGCTAGACCTACTAAGTCTTGAAAGAAGTATCTCATACGGTCTAGCTCACTGTTTCGTGATAGTGACTCTAGCCCTGTTACTATGACTGGTTCTATAGATTTGAATACGGGATCGATCTTGGCTAACAGGCGTGTTGCTAGTGGTAACTGCAACTCTGTAGCTAAGTTTGAATATACACCACCTAGCGAACTCTCAAGTTCATTAGCTTGCATACGTATCTCTTCCGCTGTAACGCGCTCTGCGTCACGTGTAACTGCTGTGTTTAATAAGAAGGCTGCGCCTATCCGTCGTTCTACTGCACTAAATTGTTCGGTTAAGAACTGTGATGAATTAGCTACTTGTGGTGCGTGTACGTAAATATCTTCTTCGCGACCATGTACATATGCACCTGATCTTGCTTCTGTTATCTCACGTACGTCTGTCATACCTGCCGGATTTACTAAGTTCTTAACATCTGTAATCATCGTAGTATAATCTAAGATTGATTCTGCTAATGTACTTAATGTCCAGAAGTCACCTGCGTAGTTTTCGACTAGTCCTGTACCGTAGTCTTTGTTACGACAAAGGTTCCAAGTTAATGGTATCCATGGTAGTTCGGATTCCTTGTACATACCCATCTGTGTAGATGCGTACTCTAAGTCTTCCATCTCTTGCCATGATACAAACTTGTCCTTACCTGTCTTAACAACTGCGGTAAATACTGATACGTCTGCTTCATCTTCATAACCTTGCTCTAGTGCTACTGCACGTAAGTCTTCTGGTAAACCAGATACTGACTTAGTTTCACGCATGATTATCTTTATTACATTCCCTGCTAGGTCGCGTTTACATATATAGTCACGTAGTGAGTACATCTGCATCTTGCCTTCTTTAGGCATGAACAACATAGCGTTGCCTGTTATGATTAAGTGTTGGATTATCTGCGTCATTATTACACGGGCATTAATCTTGTCTAACTCTCTCATAGCTCCGCGTTCCGCT